GGCCTCTTTTTAGCCGCCTTCATTCTGGTCAAAGATGCAGTTAGGGCCGCAGACGCGGAAGCCATATCCGCTTGCGCCGCCGCCATAGCCGCCACTTGCAGCAACTTGTATTGCTGGATATTTTCCTTTGTGGCAGTGCCAAGATTAAATCTGGCCTCTATAAGATCAAGCGTAGCTTGGCGATTTTCAGACTCTTGCTTCGCAAGGTCGTCCGCAGCCTTTCTCGCGTCCTCCGCCGCTCCAGCAAAGTCCAAAAGGCCGGAAATCATTTCCCCGAGCACCATAGTTGCAATGGTGATTGCGGCACCCCAAGGCCCAGCAAGAAACGCGCCAACCTTACCAGCCGTGCCGCCCATCATGGACATAGCATAGCCAACTTGGCCAATCTGTTGGTTAAATGCTTGGATAGGACTTGCGCCAGTCGATACCGAGGTCGCAAAGTCGTTTATCTGCATCCCAAGCTGTTGCGTACCTTGGCGGGCTTGGCGAAGGGATTTCGACTGCGCATCGAGCGCATTGTTATAGCGGACGCCATTACGAATAACGGCGTCCGTCGATGAGGCGAGGGTGGTGTTTGCGTTCTTTAGCTGCTCAGTCTCTTGGCGCAGCTTGTCAACAGTCTGGGTTAGCTTTTCAAGCTGGTTTTGGCCGGTAACTTGCGCGGCAAAAAGAAACTCAACTCTTTGATCCTGTGCCACGCTTTTGCCTTTCCTCGGTCAGCTTGTGGTACGCAGCCCATTCATTTAATTCCTCAATAGAGATTTCTTCAATTTCTGCAATTGTTTTTCCAAGCCGATCCGCCAAAGTGAGCAAATTATACCTTAGCGGATCGTCTCTCAGTTTTTTTCGTGTTCATCCGCCGTTGTGCCGCTCATAAAGGCGGCGGCAACGGTCGAGATAACACCGACTTCCTCGCGCATGAGAACGGCCTTATCCTCAAGCGTGAACAGCTTTTCACCCTGCCCATTCTCGGCCTTGAGAATAATCAAGTCCACCATTGCCTCAAGCGAGGCAGAGGTCAAGAATGACGGGTGCTTGCGCTGGATGCGATTTAGTTCCCCGGCAAGCAGAGGGCCATAATAGACCTTCTCTGGCTTGCCGGGTTCCCCCCATTCAGCGACTTCAATATGCTTTTTCGAACCAGTCCGCCCTGCAATACGTTTCGCAATACTCATATAAACTCCCTTATGTTAAGCTGTAGCAGATGTTAGACTTCCCGTCCCCTGCAAAGTAATGGTGGACTCAACCATGCCGTCAAAGCTAGCAGTGATCGTCTTGCCGGTAACAATCGCGCTGCCGGTAAGATAGGTGTCGCCAATTGCGGCGCCCTCTGGCATAAAGCGAACAGCAACTTCACTGCCCACAGTCAATGCGCCTTGGCCGGTGGTGTCAGTCTCATCCCAGAAAACATCGACTGAGCCAGTCCATGCCTTGAGCGTAGTCTTGAACGTGCGATAGCTGTCGCCCATCGAAGTATCTTCGGCAGTGTCCGAAGTTTCCTCGACCGAGTAAGAGCGGATTTCCAGAATGTTGTTCGACGCCCCTACGCGAACGGTGCCCTCTGATCCAGTGTGCGTTGCCATTTCTATGCCCCCTTAAGCCAGCGTGGCTTGTGTCAGCGTGCCGGTGCCTTGCAGCGTGATCGTTGACTCGACCATGCCGTCAAAAGACGCCGTAACGGTTTTGCCGGTCACGATTGCAGTGCCGGTAAGATACTTTTCAGAAACGGCAGCCGTCGCACCCTCGGGATAGACATTAAGCGTCACTTCGCTGCCAACCGTCATAGCTACTTGGCCATTGGTGTCGGTTTCATCCCAGAATACGTCAACCGAGGCTGTCCAAGCCTTGAGGGTCGTCTTAAAGGTGCGATACGAGTCACCCATCGAGGTGTCCTCGGCGGTGTCCGACGTTTCCTCAATCGAATAGGAGCGGATTTCGGCAATCGTGTTCGCGCCGACCTTTACCGTGCCCTCGCTGCCAGTATGGGTTGCCATTATTCTTGCTCCTCGACTTCAACAGGTTTAGCTTTCGCGGCAGCCTTTTTCGGCGCCTCTTGCGTCCAGCCAATGCTTTCGTAATACTCCAAATCGCAATGACAAGCAAGAATTTCGTCACCAGTGGCGTTATAGACTTTGACCATTTTCATCGAGCAGTCTCCACATCGTCAATCGTTGTCACATACTCCACGACATAAACCAGCCGTGCAGAGGCAACTGAATTTTCGCCCTCGACATTAATATTGATTTCGGTGCCGGACAAGACGCAAGATTTTGCCAGCCCATTAAGCGTGAAATCGGCTGCAATGGCTTCCTCGGCTGAAACGCAAATGCCGTCAAGCGTATCAGAAACAGCCGTGCTTGCGCCTTTGATAACAATGTCCACGACAATGTTAATAACGCGGCGCAGGGTGCGCGTGCCGACCGTAATCAGAGTGCTTGACTCATCGTTGCTATAAACGCAGATCGCGGGCAACTTGGCGTCGTCAAGCGCATACCGGCGCATCTTATAGACATTGGCACCCGTCACTGGCAAGCCAGTCACAAGGGTCGCCACACGATCCCTGATTTGCTGCCTAACATGAGCCACGTTATGCCTTTTCCAGAATGAGCGTGGAGACGCCAGTGCCGTCTGTCAGGACGACGCGCACGGTGTAGGTGACGCTGCGAATGACAATGGTGTCGCCGTCTGCCGCATTTGGCGTGTCCGCCGTGCGGCAAACAAACTGAGGCGACGGGATTGTCACGCCGAGCAAATCAGTCGCGTTGCGGCTTGCTTGCGGCGCATCAAAAATGCCCAAAATAGTGGAGGCCGCGCCTCCTGTCGGCGTATAAGTCGCCGCCTCTCCGAAATCATCGACTTCGAAGAAATCTAAAATATCAGCGGCAGACTCAACGCCCATTAATCTTGGCCAATAACCGTCGCTAGGGTTGCGGTCGTTCCCACCCCCACTATTGTTTGGCAGTGCCAAGGAATGACAAAGCCAACCGGAGCCGAGGTAATTGTAATGTCAGCGCCCGCCCTTTTCGGGCGCAACACAATATTCCCGGCAGCCACTACGACAATTGACTTTACCGTGTCGGGCACGGTGTAGTCTCCGCCAGCCAAGCTTATTGTTGCGCCGTCCCAGCCCAAAGCGTTCGGGCCGCTTGCGTAATTATTTCTGTCGTAAGGCATAACCAATCCCCTTTAATTAACGCCCACGAGCCGGACGGCCTCGCTTAGGCATTACAGGATCGCGATGCTCAATCTCAGGAGCTTCTGCGACGCGAATTTCTTCCTCTGCAATGACAAGCTTTTTGGCGGCAATAAGCGCCACGGCCTCATTGGCAGGGAGTGAAACAATATCACCCGCATTGAGCGGGCCTTGCGACGTAACCACGCCACGGATGCACTTATACTGCATATTCTTCTCCGATGAAGTCGGGGAGCCGGACGACTTCCAAATCCAGCTCCCCAACATCTATTATATGCCGTCGTTGTTGTAAGCGAACGAGACGGGGTTGCGCAAGGCAACGTCAACCGACTGGAGCGCCACAATGCGAACGGTGCCGCTCGACGAAGCGGTGTACGGATCGACGGTAAGGTCGAGGCCGCCCCACATGCCGATCATGCAGTCGGCAAAGTTGCCGAAGTACACGTTGCCAGCGGTTGCTTGCTGCGAGCGGATCACGTTGTAGCCGTTGGCTTCGCCGTTTTCCAGAACGAACATGCCCGAACCAGCGTCCTTGGCTTTGGTTTTCAGGCCGCCAAAGGTCGAAGCGTCGGTGATGTACGCCAGATTGCCGAACAGAGCATTGTCCTCTGCAAGAGCAGTTTCCAGAGCAACCATTTCAGCAAAGGTCGGCACGGCAGCGGCAAAGTTGGCGGGCTTGTTGACGCCAACAGTGCTGAGAATGCCGGTCGGCTGACCCGATAGGCCGGTACCTTCCAGAGCGCCCTTGTCAATTGCGAGAGCAAGGGCTTGCGTGAGGTCGTCACGAACCAGTGCTTCGACTGCAGGGGTTGACTGGAGGATAAGCTGGCGGGTCATGTCAGAGAACGCGCCAACAGTCTTGGGCGTCAGGCTGACGGTGCCGAAGGTCGGCTCAGACTCGCTTGCGGCGCCACCTTCGGGGCTGATCCAGCCAGCAGTCGAAGCAGCGGTTTTCTTCGGGATCGCGACGTTGCCAACAAGGCCCGGCATCATGCGAGCGCCAGCTTGCATTACCGAAGCCGAGTTACGCAGAACGTCAATGAACTCGTTAGCAAGCAGATTGGTTGCAACGATTTCGTTGTCGTCCGTCGTATTCAGGTCACGCTGCTTCCAGACACCGAGAACGTCGGTGGGAACCATGAGGCCCTGAGCCGTGCGGCCATAGCGAGCGGCAGCAGCTTCCGAGACTTCAAACTCGAATGCAGCAGCTTCACGCAGACGGCGGTCGCCGGGGTTGGCGAGAGCAGCGATAGCGCGAACGATAGAAAACTGGCGGATTTCTTTCGAGTTCATGCCGATGTTTTCGTTTTCGAGCGGCTTGTCGTTGCCGATTACGTCGAGCAGTTCACCACGGAACTGTTCAATGCTTTTGCCAGCCTTGATGGCGGCATCAGCGAGATCGCGCTTATTGTGGCGGGCGCCAAGCGCGATAATGTCAGCGGCATTACGGGCAGCAGCAGCGGCGGCTTCGGCCCGAACCGCGTCCAGATCAACTTCGGACATTTTGTCCTCCTTACGAATGGATGGTTCAACGGTAGGTTTGGGTTCAGCGGCAGCCGCGCTACGCCCTACACCGACGGACGGGTCGGCGGGGATGCTCACGACGGAAACCTCTAAGGGAGACCAAGAGCGAACGAGATATTCATCTCCATTCACCTTGGAACGCTCCATTTTGTTGACGCGATAACCGACGGAGACGTTCCCCCGAATACCATCGACAACATCCTGAAAAACTTCCTGAGCAAGAGCAGAGCGCCCGAACCGGACATTGGCTCGCAGCACTTTGTCCTCAGAAAGTTCCACAGACTCAATAACGCCGATTTGACGCTCCATATCGTGATCGAGGAGCAACGGCGCACGCCCAGAAGCGAGGAAAGCCATGTCAATGGCTCCAGCCTCGTGAACGAGAATTTCTTTTCCGAAAGAGCGTTCGACGGGGAGTTCCGACGATACAGCAATGGAGACGGTGCGTTTCTTTTCGTCAACGCCGCGCACTTCCATGTCAAAGGCACCGGAGCGGCGCTCGATAACTTCCTTGCGCTCGCCTTCTTCTGCAATCTCAGCGGCTTCCTCAACGGCCTCAACCGTCTCCTCAACCACTTCCTCGATTACTTGCTCATTTTCATCCACGGCATTACCCCTTTACGCAACAATATAACAATTTGCCTTACTCGTCAATTGCAGGCTCTTGTTGTTCCGAGTCATTGCCCTTATTGGCCTTGTTTCCGCCAAAGGGCAGGAACGCCAACTCAAGGCCGAACTGGTCAGCCATTTCCTTATCGCGCTGCCACTGGCTGAACGTCTCCTCAACGTCACGGCCATATTGCGTTGCAACATCTTGCATGGACATAATGCCGTTGTGCATGGCTTCCACGGCTGCGTTGACTTCCTTCTGTGGGTCAACCCACTGCCAGCCGCGCCCACGGAAGTGGCTTGCAGCGAAGAACTTGTCAAAGCGAGTGACTGGAATCGGAATATAGCCAAACTCCATCACATGGCGCAGCCAAGTGGCGTATGCTTGGATGACAAAGTGATCCAGAAGGAACTTCTGCATCATCTTGTAGGCGTCACGCTCTTCAAGCGCACCCTGACGGATCGAACTGTACGAAGTTCCCTCAAGGTCATTCGACAGCGAGGCATAAGACACGCCGAGGCCAGAAGCAATGCCGCGCAGGATGCCTTTCTGGAAATCCGAGAATGCCGTTGCCGGATGGCTTGGATCAAACGGCTTGAAGTCGACGCCATTGGGAAGCTGGTGGAACGTCCCCGGCTCTGCATCAATGATCGGAACACTGTTGTCGTAATCGTCGGCAGGCACATCTTCGCCACTGTCAGAGGTGAAGAAGCCCATCTTGGAAGCCGCCATGCGGCTGGCAACCAACTCTGCCTCGCGGTGAGCGTTCAGCATCTTCAACTGGCTGATTGCAGAAGCCATCCAAGGTTCGCCACGGCTCTGACCGGCGCGGATTGGGTCATAAACGTGGATGATGTTCTTCGCATCAATGCGCTGGGACTCATTCACGGTGACGGTGGCAAAATCGTGGTCGCCGGGGTGCTTCTTCTTCACCCAATAGGCAACAGGGCGCTGATATTGGTCAACTTCGATGCCCATGCGGATTTGTCCGCCACCCTTCAGGCGCTCATTCTTCTGCTCATCGATCAAGTCGGCCTCAATCGGATGGAATGCGATGCCGTGCAGGAAGGCGCGGTTGCGAACCACCTGAATGAAAGCCTCGCCGTCGCGGGCCGTGGCTTCCATCACATATTTCTGCAAGTCCACCCAGCTTAGGCGGCCATCAGCGGTGCAGTTACCCTTCAGCCCAAAGGTATAGAAGGATTCCTCAATGATCTGGTTGCCAATGGTGTCCATTGAGCCGTTGGTATTACGGGCTTTGACCTGTAGGGTCATGCCATTATCGCCAACCACGTTGGTCTTCAGTAGTGTCAAGTAACGCTTTACATAGACATCGTCTCGCGCCAGCGCCCGCGAACGGTTACGCATGGTGACAAGGTCAGACTTCAGTTCGCTATCAGGACTGCGGCTGGACGCCAAAAAGTCGGCAAAAAGCCGACCAGTATTGGCTGCGTGGTAGGAACGCTTTGAAATCTTAGAGGGTTTGGACGGCAAACCCAGAATATCGCGCCACAAACTCATAGGAATCGAACCTTCACGGTGGTTTTAGTGGGCTTGCCCAGTGCAATAGCGTTGTCGCGGCGCTCTTTTGCCACTTCCTTGCGGTAATAGTCGCGCCACTGGATGAGATCGCTGATGCTCATTTTGGAAATAGAGCGACCTTGGATGCTGTAAGAGGAAACATCCTTGTCAGCACGACCCTCAAGCAAACTTTCAATCTTACTGAGCATAATTTCAGCATGGCTGCGCGGGTCAGCGCCGTTGTTATCCAAGTCTGGGATAATTTCGAAGTCACCGCGCTCGACAACGATGCGATTGCTGGTCGCCGTCTGGGTGATTTCAAGCTGCCAATGA